TAAGTTCTTCTGTGCTTACTATCCTTCCTTTCTTATCCACATCTCTTCTCATATCAAAAGTTGTGCCATCCTCAAAAGTATATCTGTGTTTTTTAGCACTGGTTCCTGTGTAAAGCCAATTCGTAGCCTGATAAACATAACCATGATGATTGTAATTAGCATCAGCATAAGAAACTAAAGCCATTGGTGCTGGCAGCTGCTTAATAGCCTGCATGATAAAAAAACTAGCTGTGTTCTTTGGTGCGTTTGAATTTATAACCAGCCTGTTTAGTTCAAGCGTTTTAACTCTTTTTTTATAGAATATACATTTGCCATCGTTATATTCTTTATTAGGAGGGCAGCCAAAAGTAATGACACCAGCTAAATTATTATCAGTATCAGCCAAGCCAAAAGCGTAAGATATAGGGCACAGTCTTCTAGCGTAATGCTTTTCTAACAGCCATTCTTTTACTTCAAAGTTTTGTATTTGCTTGACCTTGTAGTCTTTAAGGGCGTTCTGCATGCAGCTAATTATATCAATCGAGACCTATCCCTGCGTATTCAGCACTGCCATTGCCATTGCCTAGGTCTGGTGCATCGTAATCTAAATCATAGACCTTCTTACCATTACTTCTTCTGGGCTCGATGCCCTTTTCATGCAAGACCCTAGCAGCGTCTTTAAAATCTGGCATCCTTGGATTTTTTATGCCCAAGTCTCGAAGTAACTTCGTCATCTGTACAGGTGCAGTGTGCTCTGAGGTAAAGTTGCAATGTTCTAATAATAAATCCTCGACTGAGCTCTGTGTCCTATAGATTTCATTGCTGTCCTGAAGCATTTCCCTTTCGTCTGGCGAGAGAAACCAATTCTTTTGACCTTCTACATACAAGGTTTCTTTTATCTCAGCCCAGAGCTGTTGCATGTCGATACCATGGTTAAATTTAATTTCATTGACAGATAAAGTCCAAAACCTTCGGTTTCCAGAACTATCTGTAAGGAACTCTCTGGCGTTTACCGAAGCGTAAAACGCTGTCCTTCTTTGATAAGTAGTGAACGCCCTGTCATAAGGCAATCGGAGTTCATCTGTCTTGGAGGTCACAAAGGCTTTCAGCTGGTCAATATCTGACTTCTTAAAGGTAGACTCTATCTCTCCCAATTCGACTATCCAGTGGCTTACAGCTCGCTTTACAGAGTCCTTATCGCTAGGATTGAGGGTTGCACCTTCCAACAGCCAGCCTTTGTTGTAATCGCATAATCTTTTAAACCACAATGTTTTTCCAAGACCTTGTGCACCTTGGAACACCAAGATACCTTCTAATTCGACACCATTGGGCTCGTACACCGCTGCCACACAACTAATTAACCATTTCTTCAGCAACATTTCTTTCAGGGCTTGTGGTGTCGTTGTGGAGACTGTATCGAGAAACTCTTGCAATCTGGATGTACCATCCCATGCTTGACTGTCTATCCATTCAGCGACTGGGTTGTATTCTTTTGCCAAAACCTTGAGGTAATCTCTGACCCTAGTGTGTGGCACGCCAAGCTTGATACAGCGGTCTTCTATCTCTACCAGTGACGCTTCTTCTTTCATGTCAGCGATGAACTTCATGTGTGGGATGTCTATTTCCATTCGTTTCTTAATTACATTGTATTGGACATCTATGGAGTGCGTATTGATTACCGCTTGCACATTGTCTTTGGTGTTGAGCATTCTGCCCTTCTCTGACTTTTCGAACTCAACCTCCATGGGCAAGTCCAACACATTGAGTGTTGGCATCAGCTCTCCTGTCACTTGCTTATGGTCGTTGTAATCACCTTTAGAGGTAGGCATTCGAACTTCTGCTACACCGCCAGCCTTAGTGACTATGCGACAGGCTTTGAGGGCTTCTTTCTCTCCTGTCTTGCTTTCATCATTGTCCGCAATAAAAATGTGTTTCCTATCGGACAGCGTATCGAAAATGCCTTCGGCAACAGCGGAAAGATTGTAAGCGTCAAAACAAACAAAGACAGGTGCTTCCATGTCTCGATAAATACTAGCAGCTGTGGCGTAGCCTTCAGCGTAATACACAGTGTCACTGCTCTTTAATATCTCTTGTCCAAGAATAAAAAAGCTACCGCTTTTTTTAGAACCAGTGAGGAACTTCTTTTCACCATCATCGTTGATAAATTGTAGACCAACCACCGATAACGAATGGTCCAGCAGAGGTATCATCAACAACCCTTTCTCGTCTATTTTTAAGCCATAGGACAGAACTTCTTTATTTTCTAAGTAAGTATGTCGTTCACATTCTTTTCCAGCCTCCCACATCGTCTGTGCTCGTTTTGCAGACTTGGAATACTTTTCTGCCTTCTTGATTTCTACTTCCTTACGCAGATTTTCAATCTCCTCTTTCTCTGCCTTCGTCATGGTTTGACGTTTTTTATTCTCTGGCTTCCAGATAGCAGTTGGTTGGTCCATAGACACTCTGTAGTCTCCGACTCTGCCAAAGGGTACTCCTTGATTGAGCCACAGCTGATACCAGCCAGAGAGCTTTCTTTCACCACCTAAATTTATGTAGGCTCTGCCAATGTCACCACCGATGACCAAACCTTTTCTTGGGTCTGGCTCCATACCATGTTCTGCCATGAAGGCTATGAAATCGTTTGTGTAATCTTGAGTGAGTGGTCGGTCTAGGTTTTTCTTTGCTGGGCGTTTTATTTTGAGTGACATCTAATTTGCTTCCTGTGGTAATGTGTGTATAATCCTACACATATTTATTAAATTATACAAGAGGAGCAAATGAAAAACTTAGAAACAAAATGGCTAGGTGGTGTTACTGCCGAGTCCTATGTCGCTGGGTGTGTTCAGTTTACTTGGGAAGACAGTGAAGGTAAACCTAAAGTTCAAAAGGTTTATTATCAAGCTGGTGAGGAACAAGAAGGTGAGCACGAATTAATTAACAACGTACAAGTGTTTGGTGTAAAAAATCCATCGGCTTCAATCAGTGAGCAAGAAACTTTTGTACCAGCAAAGAAATTATCTGAGCAGGTAGTTTCACTTATGGAGGTAAAACAACATGTCGCTAAAGCTTAGTAAAGACGAGTCGAATTTTACTCCGATTGATGAAGGTCAATATGAAGGAGTATGTTTTCGAGTCATAGACTTAGGAACCAGAGAAGAACAATGGAAAGATAGTCCACCAAAGAAAAGGACAATCTTACATGTCAGCTGGGAAATTCAAGACTCAAACAATGACAATGGTGAGCCACACGTTCTTGGCAAAACTTACACTGCATCGTTAAATGAAAATTCAGCCCTGTTTAAAGATTTAAAACTATGGCGTGGCAAACCTTTCACAGATGATGAGCTGGCAGAATTTGATGTATCAAAAATGATTGGTGCACCAGCGATGTTAGTTGTCAAACACACAGATGAAAACAAAGCCAAAATCACAGATTTATTTAGACCAGATGTTTTTAAAGTAAAACCTACAAAAAACGATAGTGTGGTTTTTGACTTGACAGATTACTGTAAAGAGGTTTCTGGTGAGTCTAACTCTGACAAAATGATTAAGGCTTATGATAATCTGCCTGAGTGGATGCAAGGCTTAATTAAAGAAAGCTTTGAATTTGCAGCGGTTGCTGACTCATACGAAGAACCTGCAAAACAATCCTTGAAAGATATTGTAGATGCAGAAGAAATTGACGATGACGATGTACCATTCTAAAAATTATGGAGGGGGTTGCCCTGACACGTTGATTAGACATGATAATTCTCAACTCGTGACTTCCTCCACCAATTACCATGAAATTTAAAGAAGGCATATACGAAGATATACCTTATGAAGATTATGCTTCAATCGAAGCTTATCGTTCTCACGATTTAACAAGCATAGACAAGTGTGCTTACACTTGGAAGTTTGAAAAAGATTTAGAGCCCACACCTGCTTTATTAGAAGGTAGAGTTCAACACACTGTCTTTTTAGAGCATCACAACTTTGACAAAGAATTTGTCATAGAGCCTGATGTTGATAAAAGAACTTCCTCTGGGAAGCAAGAGTATCGAGAGTTTTTGGAGGGTGTCGGTGACAGGACACCTATCACTCAAGCTCTTTATGACACTTGCATGTCTCGGAGGAATGCTGTTGCAGACTATATTCCTAGTGGTACTGATAAAGTAGAGCTAACACTTTGTTACATGTGGTGTGGGCAACCATTTAAATCAAGACTTGATTGGTATGATGGTGAGTATGTCTGGGATTTAAAAACTTGTCGTGACGCTTCACCCAGAGGTTTTAAAAATGCAGTTAATAGTTTCAAGTATTTTATGCAAGCTGCTTTGTATATTGAAGCCTGTAAGTGTTTACAACTAAGAGCAGATGGCTTTAAGTTTCTTGCACAAGAAAAGGCTCATCCATATCCTTTTGCTGTTTACGAAATGTCAAAAGAAGCTCTGGCTTATGCCAATTCAAAAAACGAAAGAGCTCTATCAACTTTATTGAGAGCTAAGAAAGAAAATAAATTTAAACCTTTTAATTTAGAAGGAGCTCAAACTATTGAGCTCAATGATTTATGGTAAGCCCTGTTCGATAAGTTCGACCACCCTGCTTTTATCGTACAACCAAAAAACCAACAGGTATCTATCACCAAACTCAACTGGCAGCCCTCTGTGCATGTTTGTAAAACTAGGAAATATCAAAGCATGTCCAGAAGGTAATGGGTCCACCTTGCCATACTTATGAAACTCTGTACCGCCACCACCATAATCACCAGTGTTAAGTGGCACTACCACACTTAAATCTGCATGATGGTCATGATGCCAAGCACCTTGTACTTTGTCTTTTAAATTGTAATTAGCTATTTGTATGGTTGAAATGCCTGAACAATTTCTTTGCCAGATAGCATAAAAAATAGGATTGAGCACAGCGTTTACTACGAACCACATGTTTTCATATAGCTCTGGCATTTGCTCTCTAAGAACTATCTCTGGTATTTGACGCAACTCATCTTCGTCTGGGTTTGGTTCAAACTTCTGCGTCTTTGTATAATTTTCAATTTCATCAACCAACATCTTGCAAAACCTTCTTCGGAACAAAGGTATCTTATAAATGTCTGGAAATATTTTGGTTAAATGTTTTTCAACAGGTGTCTTGCCCATTCTATCAACACCATCACTAGCAGAAAATTTAGTTAGGACAGGTAAAGTTTCTTGCACTGCCTGATAAACAGGTTGAGAGATATACCAGTGCGATTGCATGGTAAGTAAATAATTTTTGAATTTATAATCTGTCACAGACAGATTTTATCATGTACTAATCAGGTTTGACTCTTTTTTGATAAATCTGTTCCCTCATCCAATCGTACATTTCTTCGCAGAATTTTTGTTTTTGCAACTCTACCTCAGATTGAGATAGAGCTGCTTTTTTCTTAGACATATTAGAAGCTTGGGTCATGGTATGCTTGTCTGCCTTCAAACACGATGGGTCTTCTGTTTTTTCTATTACGAATTTCGAAGTTGCCTTTTTCATTTTTTCTGACTTCCTCATAAATTCTGCCTTTGAGAACACCATCCTCATAAACATCGACCTCTCTGACATAATAGATTTGACCATTAGGGTTTCTACTAAACTCATAACCCTGACCTTCGCTTTGATAACTACCAGAAACCAGCTCTGCAAAGTCTTCTTGTAATTTAAAGTAGATGTCACCTTTTGGATTTTTTCTTGGTTGGTTTACATGTCTAAACCTATCAATGACAGTCAATGGGTATCTATCAGAATAAGCCATATAAGTTGCACCATCACCAACTTTTGGCTCATCTCCTAACAAGTAGCCTCTCCTGCTTTTTATTCTATTGATTATGCTGCCTTCCATTATGCACCTCCTTCTAAATAATCAATGAAATCTGGGTCAGATAAGTTAAGCTCATCAATCAAGTCATAATCAATGACTCCTTTTTTAAGCTGGATTTTTCTGCCATACCCATCAACAACTTCATTACCCGGCTCATCAAGGACCTTGATAACACCAGAGTCAAGATAGTCATTTACAAAAGCTCTACCAAAAGAGCCTTCTAGTTGTAAAAACCTTCCAGAGCTATAAGTCTCTAAAGCCTTTTCATATACATTTTTAGCCATTAAGCACCTCCCTGAAGTTTTTCATAGACATCTTTAACAGACCCTACATCAACATTACCAAACGAATTAGACGCAACAATTAACTTTGCTAAGAGATAATCAACATTTACATCTTTCGCTTCATACTGCATGACTTTTTCTACAAGACCCTGCAAAAGCAAAGCCTCATCTTCATCAATAAGTAATTTATATTTTTCTAACATGATTAATACCTCCTTTGTTTTTATAATTAATCATATAGTTATATTACACTATTTGTAATTATTTGCAACTATTTACAAACATTTATTTTTATTTATTTATGTATAAATAGTTGTACATTTGTGCAAAAACATGTAATATGTATATGTAATGATTAACTATAAAAAGGAGGAAAAATGAGTGTTGCCACTTTAAATGCGTCTCTTGCTGAGTACGACAGATTGTTCGAGGAGCAAGATAAAAAAGATTATTTGGTGGCTCTACAAAAATTTGTTGATAACCACTTGTTGGTTCCCTATTTATTGTTGCCATTACTTTCACTTAAACTTTTGGAGGTGTTACTGTGAATAATTTATTATTTTTAGATAAGTATGATGCTCCTGTTTCAAAGCCATGTCCTAAAGACTTGGCTGCATTCAAAGACTATGTTTTAGAATGCTACAGCGAAGAGGGAATGTCAGAAGCTGACGCTGAAAAATCTATTTACCTTTATTTAAAAGGTCCTTACGAGTCTGTTGTTTATAGCGGATTTCACATGTGGGGTCTTGGAGACTCTTTAGACAGAGAAAAGGTTTATGAAATTTATTTAGACGAGGTGAAAAAATGAAACTCATAACTAAAGAGATAGAGAAGAAACTATCTAAAAACAAAGGCGATGGTAAGGACAAGCCATATCTCAAGTTGTTCAACCCAGCTGGTGCTGGCACTTGGTTGATTAGTAAAATAGAAGGTGACCTTTTATTTGGCTTATGCGATTTAGGTCAGGGCTTTCCTGAAATAGGTTATGTCAGTCTCAGCGAGCTGAAATCTCTTAAACTACCTTT